GTCTTAAAGTATTCTACTTTATCTTGTAGTTCAATAAGATTCTGATCACATTGCAAGAACTCATCCATCTCATTCTTGAGAGGCTTATTACCCTGCCATTGCACCCATCCGTTATCTTCTAACTCATCCTTACTCATCTCACCTCTATAATACCTATACTTTAATCGCCTGGTATTATAGTAATCTGATTCTGCTTTCCTTAATTGTAGTTTAACTTTGGAAAGGTATACAAGATATTTTGCATGGAGAGTAGGGACTCTCGTTGACTCTCGACCTAAGTTAGTCTCATCAATACGAGAATCCTGCTCCCACATTTCCTGAATTTCAGATAGCTTCATAATATAATAAGAAGATTATTCTACTGTATCAGGTAGATCTAAGGTAATAATATCTTCTTTTTTAATCTCAGGTGGTGCGTTTTCTACAGGCGCGTTCCATTGAATAATCGCAGAAGGATTACCCTGGAAGCAGAAGTGACCATAGTGGTTTAGAGAGATAGAAGGATCAAGCCAGATATCACCGCCAATCTCCTGCCAACGGCGACAGAAGGTATAGTCTTCTGAAAGATAACGACGATCAACAGGGTCGATCATAGTATCAAACAAAGCATAAAAATGCTGGTCTACTTGATCGTTATTAATCTGAACATCGTTGTTATACTTTAGTTCAGGGTATGCTTTGATAAGTTTTAAGATAGCTTCACGCTTAATCATCATGAAACCAGTACCAGCATCATGTAGCTTAATTAGGCCATTCTCTACTGCAATAGTCTTAGTCTCTTTATCTAAGAACTTAAAGTTAATAGCATAATCAGAGCCGAATGCTGCAATCTCTTTATCGGTAAAAGTCTTCTCACCGTTTGCAGGTAGTTGCATATTATCTTTAATACGCTGCCATGCTACACCTTTCTTAGGATAAGCACCTACTACAACATCTTTATCATGTGCATATAATTTCAGGATGTCTTCTACCTGGAACTCAATATCAGCATCGATAAAAAGTAGATGGGTATAGTCTGAATTAAGAAAATATGCTAGAAGTACATTACGAGCACGGGTCACTAATGACTCATTAGCAATAGTACCAAAGGCGAGAGGGATACCGTGACCGTTAAAGAACGTCATGGTTTTTATTACAGATCTAAAATAAGGCTCCATTAGCTGACCACCATAGCACGGTGTAGCTACAAAGAATTTATTCTTACGAACCTCATTAAGATCAAGTTTGATCTGACGTTGTGTTGTCGACATAATATACTCCAAAAGTTAATTATAAAGCTTCAATAGTAAATTGTATATATTTAAATGAAGCTATGGCTACGAAATAATCTACGGTTGAGCTGGTTACTTCAAAATCTAACGCTTCTAGTGATACAGGGAATAGATCTTTAAAGATTATATTAGTTTTTGCATTGTTATTGCTATCCAAAATGGTCAAAGTAGCATCAGAATATGCCAAAGCTTCAGTGTCTCCACGTGAATTCTTGTAAAAAGGAAAGCGATTTAAACGATCACCGGTAAATGCTTTATACTGAGTATAATCGTTAGGAAAGCCAAGTGCAATTAACCATTCATATAACTCAAGATAATTACGCATATCTTCTGCTATTAAAAACCGAATGGTAAAATCACCATACGTTACTTTATCACCTATCACCGGTCTATCGATAAACGGGGTAGGTTGAACAGCAAAACCTAATTGTAAGGCTGGTAAGTTAGCCGACTGACAAGTATAAGCTACGTTAGGTAAATCTTTAATAACAAACCTAAAACCATTAGGCTTAAGGAAGTTATGTACAAACGGAGCAGCACCCGTGACGTCAGCTTTTAATTCAGATAAATTAGCAGTGAACATGGTATTTTATAGTAGTTTCATATATTTATCCATAAAAAAAGAGGGAGCCTAAGCCCCCTCTCTAAAGTACCGATCTTTGCCGGTTTATTACATAAGGTTGGTAACCTTAGTGCGACGATAGTACTGGTTACGGTTAGCAGTAAATGTATCTGTATCCGCAACAGCGCTATTGGCGTTAGTGGTAACGTACGGGTTAGCGATCATACCATAACGGGTCTTGAAGCCAATCTTCGGCTGGAACGACTTAGGATCAACTGCACGAACCATTTGTAACGGAACGTATGGGCAGTAGAAGATACCTGCATCGTAAGGCGAAGTACCCTTATAACCGACAACGTAGAACTGCGAAGCAGCGCCTAAGTTAGCCGAATATGGATCGATGTAAACACGATAACGACCGTTTAAAACACCTGCAAAAGTATTACCGGTATCGTCAACATTTAAGTTGGTCGATAATGCAGGAGCGTAGTCGAGAACACCAGCCATCGAAAGAGCCGAAGCAACGTCTGCCGAACAGACGATGAAGTTACCCTTACCGCGACGAGTATCTTGACCAATGTGGTTAGCATCACGCTCGATGTTAAACAACAGACCCTTGAAGCGCTCAACAGACCAACGGCCGTTCGAGTCAACATCTAGGTTGAAAGTACCAGCGGTTGCAGTAGCTGGCGAACCTTGCTTAGCAACTTTGTAAATTGTACGAACAACTTCACGGTTGATTTCAAACATGATTTCCTGCGAGAGGATGTTCGAAAGCTCCGACTCAGCGTCAAGACCATGAACTGCTTTCAAGTCTTGTGCGAGTTCTAAAGTGTATTCTGCTTTCAGAGCACGGGTACGAGCAGTAACCGTAGTCTTGTCAATAGCAAAAGCCATTTGACCGAATGCATTACTGTCAGCGTCGCCTAATGCTTCACCTTCAGCCGTGGTCATACCGCCGCCAGTGGTGTAAGAACCATCAACAGGGTTAGAACCAGCATGCGTACCGTTAAATGCAGTACCAGATCCAGCTGAAGCATTAGAGTAGTACGACGAAGAGAAATCAGTATCAGCTTCGTTAAACAATGCTTCTGATAAGCTAGCAGCAGCGCGAGTATTACCGTAAACCGAACGCATTGCGAAGATTAAGCCGGTAGGACCAGTCATAGGCTGAACACCGCAGATGTCATATGCCATTAAGTTAGGCATAGCACGGCGAACGAGACCGATGAGGATCGGGTCATACTTAGCAACACCAGCAGTACCGTCACCGATAGAGTTAGCCGGAGCTAATTCTGCCAGCATCTGACGATCTTCAGTTAATGCTTTTTCTTGGTTCTCTAAAAGAACAGAAGTAACTGCTCTCTTATAGTTGTCTTTAATAGCAGGAAGAGCGTCATGGTCAAGGATCTTGCCCCACTTTTCCTGTAATTGTTCTGATAGGTACATTACCTTCTCCTTTTGGAAAAATCTGTATTATTTATAAATTAACGAGTTTTGACTGTTCTCGCAATAGCCGACATATATCTAGCCATAGTGTCATTTTCAGCAAAATTAGCATTACCTGCTGAATCTTCTACTAGTACTTTCTCTGGTGAATTCTTAGGTGCTTTAGGGAAATAGTTTTCCTTAATAACAGCTACCTTTTCACGGTAAAGTTCTTCATTTTCAAAATCTACACCTTCCACCAACTTTTTGAGTTTTTCAACTTCAGTATCGGCGAGACCTTTGGTTTGCTCTTCAATTACCTTTGCAGCCTTTAACTCCGCTAATTCTCTTGAAGCAGCAACATTACTCTCAATCGCTTCGTTTAACTTTTCTTCAAGCTCTTCTGACTTAGCTTGTAGTTCTCCTAGCACATCATATTTTTCTTCTGGAACATCAATATAATGCTCTTTGAAGAGTGTCTTTAAACCGCTCATAAATTCTTCAGCGATTTCGGTTCTTAAACCAGACTCTACAGCTAGTTGATTCTCTTCCATCCACTGCTCGACGATGTAATTAAGATAGCTGTCAACTTTTTCAACAATAACTTCTTTAAATTCAGCTAGTTGCTGGATATTTTGCTCTTCTAATTTACCAGTAACCTTATCCATCTCGCTATTTACACGAGCAATAACGGCTGCTTCAAAAATAGAAGTGGCTTTAGTCTTAAATTCTTCCGAAAGCTCTTCACCGAAAATAGAGTTCAATTGACCTTGAATGTCAACTTGTTCTGTATCGTCTTCGATTACTAATACGCCTTCAGTTTCTTCTTCTTCCATGGCGGGTACTTTTACCGACTTTGCATCGCCCTTGGACTTTGGAAGCGTAGTATCTTTAGAAACAGAAGAAGCACTTTTTGAACCTAAATTTGGCTCGTCTTCGTCCATTTCTGTGAAAGAAGCATCTTGTGAAGAACCTTGCTTGGGCTGAGAAGCGTCTCCTGCTACTGCAGCTTTACCTGCTTTAGATGTATCGCGAGACATTTTCATCGAGGCCATCGCACCAGCATCAGCTAAGCCATGCGTAGTAAGGTCTTCTTTAGATTCTTCAGTCAGCTGGTGCTGCTTTTGACCTGCGCGATCTAGCAACTCTTTAATTTTGTTTTCGACTGACATCCGTTTTTCTCCTAAGAGTATGTTTGTTTATTATTTATAAGGTTGAGTTATTTGATTTTATTTAAAAATGCCTCAAAAACATGTAATTTAGCTTCAGCTAAACTTGCTTTAGAAGTATTTTTAATCTTTTTTTGAGCTCGCTCAACATCCACTGCTTTCCACACGCCGTTCTCTAAAATCCATTCAGCTGATTCCATGATACCCTGAACAAAAGCATCAGGTGCAGATGGATCAGCTACGATATCAACAGTGGCTAAATGAAAATCATCTTGCACTTCGTTAATACCGTTTCTTTCTTTTAAAGAACCAAGCCCGCGAGAAGAAACTCCAAGTCTTACACCCTCTTCAATAAAATTCTGAGCAATCTTACCCATAGGAGTATCTAAAATTTTAGCTCTTCCTACGATATCATTACCTTCAAATCTTAAATTAGAAATCAAATGCGAGACTTTATCTAAGTTAATAGTTGGGTTAGGTGGATGACCTAACTCACCTAAAGATCTTTTCTCTTTAATTAATGTCTGGTATCTTTCTAATTCTTTCTCCATAATACGCTTAGGATACATTCTGCCGTTTTTATTCTCTTTATCGGCCTGCATGAATATACCTTCGATGAAGATACCTTTTTTACCGTTTTCGTTAGCTTCTACAAGATACTGAAGATCTTGAGAGATTTCTTTAATTAGTTTCATTAGTATGGATCCACTCCAGGTCCTTGATTCTGCAGATTACGATCGTTGTAACCCGCACCTTTGGTAAACTGAATTACCATAATACCTTCGACGGCACCTAAGTTAACTGTAATGTTTGCATTAGCTTGATCGTTTAAGACTACTCCTAAACTATCAGTATAGTTGTGCTCACCAGAACCAGCAGAACATGCAAATACTAAGTTACCACCTCTGGTAATATTAGCGGAACCACCTACATCGTAAGCAATATCAGAGATGGTTAAAGAAACATTTGCAGGTGTAACTACTTGTGTGTCGGTGATAGCATTAGGACCGGGATGAGCTAATTCGTAAATGTTTACGTTAGCCATTCCTGTACCAACGATAGCTACAGCAGCTTGTCGTTTGGTAATTTTAAGTATGCGTTTTTCAGCCATTTGTCATTCTCTTTTTTTTGTGATTACCGTGATATTCAGCAATCATAATGTCTAGTTTTTCAGTATAAACTTTTTTAGGTCCTTCAGCGAAGTTTACTACATACCATTCGACGTTTCCGTTCTCATCTGGATCGGCATGCTGTCCTTCTAATACTACACCTTCGCCATATACGTTCGAATAAACATGCTTGGCGCAATAATGCTGGTCTTCAGATACAGGAGGCACTTTGCTGCGTTGTTTATCTAAAGGATCAGATCTTAACATCGGACCTCCTGGTCCATCTTGATCTGCATCACCGCGCTTTAGTTTACCGTCTTTTGTAAAATGAAAGCCTTTAGGAGCAGATTTAGTTTCATCTAATTCTGTTTCTTCTTTACGCAATTTAGCTACGCCTACCATCTGATCTTTTGGTTCGATAGGTGGTTTGTTGTCTTGCTCTTTGCGTTTCATCATAGCATTATAAGCTACGGAACCTTTTTTAGGAGGCTTTGTGCCATAAGAGAATGGACCAGCTTCATCTAACTCTACTTGCTCGCGAGTTACTGTAGTTACTTTCTTACCACCACCTTTTAGTACCTGTTGGCGGCCTTGACTATTCATAGTATGTACTACTCTTGCTCCACCCCCGGGCATAGAATATACTTCAATACCGTCATCAGAGTCTTTATGTGTTTTTACTTTTTCTTTAGCATAACTAATAGCATGCTCTTTTGATGGAAATTGAGTAGCTTCGTCTAATTCGAATTCTTCTTTTAATTTTTTTAAATGAGCTTGCGCAGCTTTCATACCATCTTTGTTGTATGGAAAAGACTTAACAACCTTTCCATCTTTATCCATAACACTATGTGAACCTTTTTCGCCAAGTTTTGGAGAAACCGAAGAAATATATGGCTTTATTCCTTCGTCTAATTCGAATTCTTCTTTGACACCTGCTCGCTTGTATGCTCTTTTTAAATTCTCATAATCTTTACCTGTCATCTTGGTGGTATATAACATAGCCTCACCAGGACGTTTTGCAATCTGAGATACTTTCTTTTGAATATAGCTCACTGCAGTCTTTTTAGAGACTTCATCTAATGTCTCTTCGGTTTTTAAAGTTGAAGCAGGTTGTACAGAATGATATTCGCTTCCGTGAACTTTGTAACCTTTTTTCTTGTAAAACGATTCAGCTTTTGCTTTAGCATCACCCTTGTCTGTAGCGTGAACCACTACGCGCTTCATGACTGTTTCTTTACGCTTAGATACCATAGGATGATCAGGCTCAGAAACTGTTACCACTACTTTATGAGCCTGTTTAACCGCTTCTTCTAGCTCATCTTCCATTTCATCTACGTCTTGTTTGTTGTGCATTAAGTAATCATGCACTGAGTCAAGGTAATCGGAAGCCATTGTTAGTTTGGATTGTACCCACCCGTCTAACTGCTTGTAGTCATCCATAACTCTAACCAAACCAGAGGCTTGATTAATCATTCTGTTTAGTTGCCCTCTTGCCATTCTACCTTCATCATCAGCTTCTTCTGCAACACGCTTGGCAGTCTTAGTAGCGATAGCCATTTTCATACCCATAGGCATGTTTGGATTTTCTCGCTCAATAGCTTTTGCCACTTCTTCCCGCTTTTTCATTTCAGCAGGAGTAAGTTTCTTTTCCTCTAAACTAGATCTAAGACTATTAAACGTTTTCATCCGTAATTTCTTCCTCTGTTTCGGTATCTGCTTGTTCGCTACCGTAAATAGATGCAGCAACTTCTTGCTTCTTTAAATCAATCACTGTATTAATTTTGTCAGCAATAATAGTATTAAAATCTTCCTGAGCACCAATATTATTACCGTCAATAATTTTATTAATCATATCTTCAATTGATTGTCTGGTTTCCATTTTCTCTCCAAATAACTTATAATATTTATTGCTGTTGGTCTGTTTCTCTGCTTAATGCCATAGCTTGTTCTGACCCTGGCATACCAGCTTGAATCTGCGGAGGTTCTTCCTCGTTTTCTTTTTCTATCTGCTCAATTTGATCATCAGTTAATTTAAGAATTTCTTTACGTACGTAGTTCTTACTAAAGTAAACACCCACATAAGGCGACATCTGATTAAGAACATCAATTCTGTTTCTTAAATTTTCTGCGTCTTTAATCTCTTGGTAGTACTGATCTTGTGCATATTCATAATTAATTTTTTCTTTTATACTAGCCCAATCTTCTGGGGTAATAATCTTCTTTAAGATTAATTGTGTACTTAAAAGATCGTCAAACAATACATTAAACTTACGACGAAGTCTACTTACAAACTTAGCAAACTTCATTTCATCTCTAGAAATTTCTGCTGCTCGTCCAAAGTTAAACCCTGACTGCTGCTGAAATCTAGATAATGGAACGTTTAATGATTGATACACTTTGTTTTGAAAGTATTCAATATCAGCAATTTGTCCTAAGTTCTCTCCTCCAGGTAGAGTAGTAATTTCTGTACCCCGACCACCTTCGCGTCTTGGTAACCAGAAATCCTCTAACATAGTCATAAACTTACGATCGTCTTTAATTTCACCAGTAGCTGAATCATACACGATTTTATTTCTATACCGAGCCATGATATCTTTCATGTATTGCTCGGCTTTCACCTTAGGTAAATTACCTACATCAATATAAAATATTCTTCTTTCAGGAGCTCTTGATAGTCTATAAATGACTAATGAATCAGCCATCATCTTTAATTGATTGACTGGCTTAATTGCTTTATGTAAATAACCTTCGATTAAGTTTCTATCTAGATCTAATAAACCAGAAGGACAAAAAGCAATAGCATCAGGAGAAATTCTCACACCTGAATTAGCAGTAGTTGGATTGGCTCCTGGAGAGTAATTTAATCCTTTTTCATTATAGATAAAATACTCTTCCATGGTCTGAACTACTTCAACACCATTATCAAGTTTATTCTTTTTAACTTCTCTAACTTTTCTAATTTTTCTAGGGTCAATATATCTTAATTCAATAATACCCCTATTAGTAGTAGAAGGATTAATTACTTTTTGATAGTATAATCTTCCATCGATATACCAGCGACGGAAAATATCATGAGCTCTGTCTTTAAAATCTAGAAGAGAGCAGATTTCATCAAACTCCTCTCTTATAGAATCTTTAATTCTTTTTGGTAATTCTAAATCGTCTAAATTAATAGTCACAGGCGCTTCACTGTCAATAGCAGCAATCGCTTCTGTGACTATCTCTTCTATAGCTGTATCGCAATCCGGGTACTTAGAAATTTCTCTGTACCTAGAAATTAAATCTGATTCATTCCTGGCAGCTGCATCAATGTCCACAAAGGTGCCATAGTAGCCTCCAGCTGAAACAGTAGAAGCTCCATCTTCAGATACCGGAGTCACGAACTGCTGTGACTGCGGTATCCTTTCTTCTTTACGGCCGATTGTAAACCCAAATAAATTAATAGCCATTATATACCATTATAGATTAGATCGTACCGTTGAAAATGCCACCGAAGTTTACAATACCTCCGAGCGGATTATTCGACGTTGTGAAGTGCTGATACTGGAATGTCACAGTAAACTGCGAAATCTGATCATTAGCACCGAAATCTAAACCAACAGGTGATAAGTCAACAGGGAATGCATTTACAATTCTATACGACTTTAGAATGTTACCGTTTCTATCTAATTGGAAACACTGTAAGTCGCGCTGATACTCAGCAGGTGATAGACGACCAAACTTACTAGCATAGTCCTCCATACCTCCCATCCACTGCTCCAATGCATTTCTAATGGAATGTTCTGCATCATTTAATACAGTAATAGTCCATGGAGCATAGATACGGTCACCAACAAATTTAACTTCTCTACCACGATACTGAACGATGGCAGGGTTAACTGTTTGACCTGGTAGTTCTGCAATATTTACTAAGAATGGTGACCGCGCAACTGCTAATGCAGCGCCAGCTACGTATGTAGGATACGATAACTGGACTGCAAATTGGTTAGGGCGAGCACCACCATTTGTAAGAGCTGCTTTAAAACGCTCTACGTTAAACGTTGTCATTTATTCTCTCCCTATTAAGCGCCGACTTCTTCGAACGAAATACCCGTGCGTGTTGCAATAAAGTTCAACTGGATGAAGTTGATCGAACGAGCGGGCTTGACGAAGATGTCAGCTACGAATTCGTTTCTATCAATAATTTCACCGGTATTGTTGGACTCATCGCACACAACCTTGTACTCCGTAATACCACGACGACCTTGAACTTCTCTTAAGAACGGTTCAACTAGGTTACGGAATTGTGCTCTGGTAAATGCGTCGTTAAACTCGAACAACTGATACTTAGCTGCTGTAGCGATCGCTTTTTCTAGAACGATAAACAATCTACGAACATTGATTCTATCAAATGCCGAAGGCTTAGCTTGTAATGTCTTATCACCAAATAAGGCTGTACCATTACCTGGGAATGTGACGACAGGGTTAACACCCTTCTTATACAAGGTATCACGATCAGTCTTAGAAGGTGAGTAAGCTAACTTAACCACGTTCTTAATTTGACCGCGGTTGAAGCCCGCTGGCGAGAACCATGGATCAGCAACAAAGTCTGTTCTAACTGCAGTACCAGCGGTATCACCGTTTAATGGAACCCAGCGATAAACATCGTTATAACGGTCATACTGATACTTCCAACCAGAATCCATAACTGCGTAAGAGCTGCTGGTTAAGGTATCTCTAAAGCCAGTAACAGCTGTTGCTTCGCTACCTGCATTATTAACCACGTCACTCATTTCAGGAGAAACAAATACAACACAGTCCTTACGAATTTCTGCTACACTACTGATTGCATAGTTAGCTACTGTGGTAGAAGCTTCACCTAATGGTAACAACGAAATGTCATACAATTCATCGTTAGCAAAAGTAGCCAGTGCAGAAGTAATGTTGCCATCTGTTGGTGAATCAGCAGATACACCTAACGACATGCTAACAGTTACATTAGCGGTTAGGTTAGCAAAAGTAATACCCTGAGATGTCGAGCCCCAGTTAGAACCATTTGCAGTATGATCTACCCACCAGATATACTTAGATTCGTTATTGATTACATCTTTATAGTAAGCCGATGTACCATCAGGGCGCTTAGCATCCTTAGCTTTAGATACATACGAGAATTTTTCTAGTACAGTACCCTGCGAACCTGTCCACTTACCATCTTCATCAATAACGATGATGTGCATCTCGTCATGTGCACCACCTTGGTTGGATACATACGACGATGTGGTTGGCTGAGCATCAAACTGACCAGAGTATGCCCAACTAGAATAGGTATTACCGTCAGCCATAGAAACCTTTAACGAGTTTCCTAAAGCGCCAGGATACTTAGCAATCCATTCACCTACTGATGCCGAACCATCAGCATAGGTGCTGGTATAATGATCTTCATTTCTAATTAAAATTGCTGTAGCGGATGCATTAGCAATTGCGTTTCTTGCTGTAGCTTGGTTTACAACGCGGATTACCTGAAGATTGTTACCATAAGATAGGAAGTTAGCAGCTGTGAAGAAAGATTTATATGTGGTATCGTTTGGATTACCAAATCTTTCTACTAGCTGATTTTCCGAGTCAACAGTAACTACTTCATCCACAGGACCCCATTGGAAGGCGCCAGCAAAGCCGCCGGCAGTAGTAGCAACCGATGGAACGACCGAAGTTAGGTCCTTCTCTGTTACTAAAACGCCTGGTGAAAGCTGAAATGCCATTTGTTTCTCCTTATAATGTTATTCGTACATAACAAATTTCTTTACTGGTATATTTATAAATAGCAAGTTTTCGTGTTACCAGCTGCGTTCACGTATGAAATCTGATAAGTCTTTTTGGTATTTGTCGGATAACCATAGATCTCCATCCACAACTTCAGGTAAAAGTTCTTCTGGAGTTCCATCATTAATAAATCCGAAAGGAGTTAATTCTTCTTCTATAGTTCTTATTTGCTGATTATATAATGCTTCTCTATTATTCGCATTCATTAAATCTCTGAACATCATATCATTAGATGCCCATGCAAATAATACCAGCGTCATAGTTAGATCATCATGATAACCTTCATCAGCTTCAAATGATCCACTTTTTTCTACAAATGTAGAAAACTCAGAAATTATATCTTTATCAAAAACTAATAACTTATTGTTTTCTACTAACGATTTAAGTGTCGAGCAACCTATACGTTTTATCTGTTTGGTAGTTCTAACACCTAAATGCGATTGTCTTCCTGAGCTAGATAGGTATTGACCATATCTAGAATCACTACCTACCCATATCATATTTTCATACTCTAGATCGTTATGAATAATATCGGCAACTTGCTGACCGATGTCATTAATCTCTACTAGAATATAAGCATTATTATAATCCTTAGCTACTTTATGAATAACGGTAGGATATAATAATGGACTTATTTTGTTATCTCTATATTTAGCTACTACAGAAAATGGATAATCCGTAGTATCTACTACAGTGAAAGCTGAGTAATCTCCTCCAACACCCCGAGAAGTATCTACTGTAATAAAATATGCCCGTCCTTTTTCTGGTTCTTTTATAATATCTAAATTGTCTTTTGAATATGTAAAACCGATAGCAGACATTCTAGCAATAGTATCTGCGTTAATTAATGTATTGGACGAACCTAGGAATGCGCATAGTACCTCTTGGTTAAACTTAATCTCACCAAGAATGGCTTTTTGTTCTTCTGCCCATTTTACATCGCGCTTTGGATGCTCATGATATTCTACTCTTAG